CAGTTCCTTTTTCTGAGTCACTTTTTCAGGTCGGTGGCATAACGCTGACCGTCAGCCGGTTGTGGCTGGCGACTGTCCATATTTTTTTAAGGTGGCCAACAACTCGGCTGTACGGTTTTGTTATGCAGTTTTTTGGCAAACACTGGCAGCGATGGAGACGACGGCGGACGGATGGCAATGCGGCCCCGATAGTCGATCACCTGCCGACAGAGGATATTGAGACAGGTTTCGAGCACAGTGACAGATTCGTAAAAGCTGAAGCCGTTGGCGCATTGCTTGAGGTGTTGTTTTCAAAACAGATCATCAGCATCGACGACTTGCGAGTGATAACGGGAGACGAGTCTTTGGAGTTTGTGAGCGAATCGGGATATGAAGAACGCCCGAATTCAGGCGTGCCGCAGCGAACGGCACAGAACATGGCAACCGCGAGCCCGCTGGGCTCGCCTGGAATGAATGGTTAGTCTGCCACGGGTGCGTCTTCCGAATTCACTCGCGACGCGGACGGCGGCTCCGTGTTGGGCGATTTGTTAGTCTGCCGCTTTCGGGGATGTGACGAACATGGCGGGAATTGACAGCCGTGACATGCAGTTTTTTGTGGCGGAGATCAACGGCAGCCGTGACTGGCGCACCGCGAGAGGCACAGTGTCGGCGTGCTGGGGCGTGTTGTGCTCTTTGCAAGAGGCCGACCCGTTTGAGTGCGAGGCTAGAGGATGGCAAGTCCTGCGATGTTCGGCCCACGCGATCGGATCCGATTTGCGGTTTCGTCAATCTTTCGACGAACAACGGGTGTCATCACACGGTTGCCGCGAGTGACGTTGATTTGCCAAAGCACCCGACCGGCAACTCGTGTGCATGACATTGTTCGCCTGCCGTTTAGGAGAAGCCATGCAGTTGCTAGATCAGTATTTCGAGATTCAGCAGACGATTTTCGAGTTTTTTGGATACGCCGAAGATTGGCGAGTCATCCCATTGGACGATTGCCGTGACAAGTTCTGGCGGCTGGACGGCGATGGTCCTGGTAAGTTGCACTACGCAGACAGCGAGCACGAGTTGCGTGATGAGTCAGGCAACTATTACGTGGATGACATTTACACGCAGCGTCATCTTCCGAAGTGGGTTTATCGAGGAGACGGATTCACGATGGTTTGTTGCGATCCTCATACGGACGGCAACACGTTTTTGCGGGTGTTGGACAACACCAAAGAACGCGACTCTTAGGTCAGGCGAACGCCCGCGTTGTGCGGGCCGGAGAATAAGACAATGAGTTTAGACAACGCACAGCCGACGGCTCCGCACGAACGCATGGTTATGTTGCCTTGTCCGTTTTGCGGATCAGACAACTGTCACGTTATGGAGAAACCAGGGAATCCACGCTTGTGGGTTGAGTGCTTAGATTGCGGTTCGAGCGGGCCAGACGTGCATTCTTGGGACGGCGCAGAACACGCATGGAACGAGCGAGACTGGCAAGGCATGTCTAAGCAGTTTGCCGCTGTTGGGTTTCTTCAGGGCGTGCTGCAAGGGTTGAGAATCGGAATTGACGATGAGCGTGCGAAGATCATCGATTCGGCGTTGAGTGACGAACGGTACTTTGCGACATAACTCTTGATTCTCTGCAGCAGCAGATATCACCGCTACCTACAAGCTGAATGAAGACACTGGCTGAGCACAAGGCAGACGGCACATTCCGTGCGGACAGGCATGGCGACTATCAACCGCCTGACGGTGTACCTGTTCCGCCGCCTGGCTTGACTGATGCGGCTCGCGAGCTTTTTGGTGAGCTTGCTGAGTCGCTCGCTGAGAGTGGTGCAGCTTGCCCGCAGGACTCGCGGGCACTCGGTGAGCTTTGCTCGCTGGCTGTGGAGATCGCGTTGCTGCGTGATACGATCAATCGCGAGGGCTTCACGTTTCGCAGCGATAAGGGCAACGTGCTGCAGAGACCTGAAGTCGGAATCCTGAACCAGAAAACCGGACACTACATCAAGCTGCTGCAACAGTTCGGGATGACTCCGAAGGGGCGTGTTGGGATCAAGTCGACGAAGACTGAGGGTGATCCGCTGGCCGACGCACTACGTAAAAGAGGGGAGCAGGTCGGGTGAGTGCGATACTCGCGTCGATCCTGACCGTCAGAGTGTGGAACGCTGAGTTCCGATTCCGCTAGTTAATCCGCATGGCGAGAGATCACGGTTGCTGCGTGGAGCAGTATTGCAACGGCGTGCTCGACGGGTCGATTATATCGAATCGGTACGTGCGTCTCGCTGTGCAACGTCATCTCGCCGATCTTGAGCACGCTGATGCTCGCGGCTACTACTTCGACGAACACATTGCACGGCAGCACTGCGAGTTCGTCGAAAGCTGCTGCTGCCATGTGAAGGCTGAGTGGGCCGGCAGGCCGTACCTGTTGAGTCCGTCGCAGCAGTTCATTCTCTGGAACCTGCAGGGCTGGCGACGCAAGGACGACGGCACGCGGCGGTTCCGCAAGGCGTATATCTGTTGCGGGCGAAAATGGGGCAAGTCGCTGTTCGCTTCGGCGATGGCGGCTGACCTGATCGTTTTCGATACGCCGATTGAGCCGGGTGCCGAAGGCTTCTCGCTCGCCACAACCGAAGAGCAGGCACACCTCGTATACGACGCCTTTGCGGAGATGGTCAGTCGCTCGCCGTCGCTCGGCAAGCGGGCAACAGTCATCGGCAGCAAGACGACGTTCAAAGCTGAGCCGTGGTTTAACTCGTTCTTTCGTCCGCTCGGCAGCAACAGTAAAAGCAAAGACGGACTCAATCCGCACTTCGTCGTATTGGACGAGCTACACGAGTGGCGGAAGCACTATCGTAAGCTGTGGGAAAAGATGACGTCAGGCAGCGGCTCGCGACGTCAGCCGCTGACGATGATGATCACGACCGCTGGCGATGAGCTGTCCGTCATATGGATAGAGCAGGACGAAGTTGCACTCAAGACTCTCGATGGAGTGGAGACAGGCGAGTATGGAATCAATGACGCACTCTTTGCATTTGTCGCACGTATCGACGCGGACGATGATCCATATGATGAATCGTGCTGGCCGAAGGCTAATCCCAATATGTTTGAGTGCTTTCGGGACGGAACTCCTGAATGGGCTACTGGAATCGGCACCCCGAAGGTCGGATACCTGCGTGAGCGTGCTGATGAAGCCAGACTCACTGCAAATGAACTCAACAGCTTCAAGCGATACAACCTCAACGTTCGCGTCAGTAGCACAGAGAAGCCGATCACGGCAGCGGACTGGAAAAAGGGCGAGGGCGAAGTACCAGAGTTCTTCACTGAATCATTCGGTGGCTTTGACCTTGGGCGATCTGACGACTGGGCAGCGGCTGCGATCTTGTCTAAGCGAGATGGAGTCGGTGAGGCGGCAACTTGGTACCTGCGAGCCAAGAGTTGGGTTGCCGAAAATGGAACGATCGACTTGAAGCTCTACCCATATCGCGACTGGGTACGTGCCGGATTGGTTGAAGTCTGCAGCGGTGACTCGATCGACTATGACCGGATCGAGGATTGGATTTGTTATGCCACGCGAGAGCACAACGTGCGAACGTGGGACTACGATAACACGTTCGCTGAAGCGACCGCTCAGCGGCTAAGTAATGAGCACGGGATCGAGGTGCATCCGTTTTACCAGCGGTGTGCTACCTACAACGAGCCGATGAGGTACTTCCTTAAGGCGAATCGTCAGGGGCGCATTGTTCACGGCGGCGATCCCGTACTCGGCTGGCAGGCTCAGAATCTGGTGATCAAGCGAGATCAGTTAGACCGCTGGATGCCTGCAAAGGTTGAGTCGGAAGGCAAGATTGACGCGATCGTTGCATCGTTCATGGCGATGGGCGGTGCGTTGTTTAATGAGTCGCAACAAGGCGGATTGGTTCTGCTTTAGGGGTGGTAATGGACGCTGAAACGAGGGCTGCGATTGTTGCTGCTCTGAATAGTGAGTTTTCGCATTCGCGATACGACGGCGTCCGCAGCAGTCTGACCGGTAAGAACTCGTTGTCGAGTGTGCTTCTGGCCAGGCCGATGGTGCCGAATCCTGATGCGGCTCCGCAGGTTCCAGCCGCTGTCGATGCGTCCGCTCTACTGTCGCTCGTCAGTGATGCTGAATACCAGTCGATGGACGGCGAGTTCCGGCGGTCTGTGTTTGAGTCCATCAAGGCCGGGAATCGAGCTGATCTGGCAATCATCGCCGCCAGCGGTGTGAAGCTCGGGTTTCTGTCTGCTGGCACTGCGGCTGCAATCTCAACCGCGTTGGCGGCGACCGTAGCTGATCCGAATCATCCAGAGGAAGTTGTCGGTCAGTCTCGCTGGGAGGTAATTGCTGCCGCGAATGGTTGGCAATCTATTACCAGTCTTCCGGAGTCAATTATCAGTGAGGCGGTGCAGTAATGGGGCTGGCAACATCACAGCATCAGGTCACATGGTCAGCAAGCAACTCCGCTTCTGTAGCGGCTGGCGGCAACGCAACGTCAGATGCCAAAACCATTGACGGTGCGATGACTGCGGGTAGTGTGACTATAAAAGCGGACAATGGCGGAACTCCAGCCAGCGGTGACATTCTGGAAGTTCGCATCCTCTACACCAATGGCGACCCGGACGCTGAGGCGGATTCGGCTGACGAATACGATAACCGTGGCAGCGTTCCGCCGGTGCTACTGGATACGTACGACGCTGACCCGGCGATCGTCACGTTACCGCTGATGGTCGCGAAGTCGTACAAGATTGACGCCGTGTCGCAGGCAGCGAGTAATTCCATCACAGTGTCAGCACAAGACTCTCAGCAGGCACTGTCGTGATGATTCGCACCGTCACCAATGCAGATTACCGAAGGCTAGATCGCGGGCACTGGATGCTCGACGATTGCGTCATGTGGTTGCCGATGCAGGACGGTGCTGGCGGTACATGCTACGACTGGTCGGGGCGACGCAACAAAGGCACTCTTGTGAATATGGACCCGGCGACGGACTGGGTGGTTGGAGAATATGGCAGGTCGTTGGATTTCGACGGCTCGAATGATCACGTCGATCTTGGGAATGTCGGACTAAGTGTGACCTCGGGTTCCAGTTACTCAGTCACCGTAGCATTCCGAATCTACATACCGAGCGGACTTGCGACAGGGAGCAATATATACACCCAGGCGTCTGGAGCTGTGACAGATTCTGGAATGCTGGGTTATCGCAGCACAACACATTCATCCCACGGTCTCGGAATCAGAGTATGGCCAGGCACTGGGGCAGGCGGCGGCTTGTGGAAAACACTGGTGCCGTTGTCCGCGATCACAGAGGATTCATGGTGTCATGTAGCAGCCGTGTTTACACCAGGGGGGGGCTGCACCGGCTTCCATAACGGTGTGCAATACAACACTGTTACAACAGATTTCGATTTTGCCGGTGCCGCAATGCGAATCGGCGAAGCATACCTGGCAGTCAACGACCCACATCTGACCGGTAAGATCTCCGATTTCCGAATCTATAAAACGGCGTTGAGTGAAGCACAGATCCGGGAAATACACTCTGCTCCGTGGCAGGCGGTCAATTACCGCCGCAAAGTCTTCAGTGTTCCCGCCGCCGGGGCTGTGACCGTCTCGGCGACCACGGCAACGGTGGCGGCGAGTGGTGTTGCGGCATCGGTTTCTGTCTGGACCAGCATTTCAGCGACTACGGCGAACAGCAGTGCGAGCGGAATCGCCGCGTCGGTGTCTGCTGGCACGTCGATCACAGCCACAACGGCAACGGCAACCGCAACGGCAGTCGCTGCTGGCGTGTCTGTTGGTACGACGATTACTGCGAGCACGGCGACTGTTGCCGCGTCCGGCGTTGCTGCGTCCGTGTCTGCTGGAACCGCGATCGTTGCCGGGACGGCTGCCTCGTCCGCGACTGGTGTGTCTGCGGCTGTCGCTGTCGGAACTGACATCACCGCCACGACGGCGGCGGGCATCGCCACCGGACTCGCGGCAACCGTGTCGGCTGGCACATCGATCGTTGCGACGACAGCGGCCAGCCAGTTGTCG